TCCGCTATTTTAAATAAATAGTGCCGTGAAGTGGCTCAATTTTGCTCCGCCATTTACACCAGTGGCTGAATTGACTAAATTCGGAAAATTTTTCATTTGCTCATTGGCAAATACTTTGCCTTTAAACTTGACCAGGTATGAATACATTTTATGGCGTTCAAATAAGATTTTTGCCTTTCCGTTTTGCAAAAATCCTACGCCTCAAGCTTCTGTTGCACCGAAGGCTCGAATATTAAGTTCAGGAACATTGAGGCGCTGCGCTGCTTTTGTATAGTCAGAACCTTTTAAGAATTTATCAGTCTTTCCACCTTGTAAGGCTGTTCGTGTCTTGTCACCGACTTTACCATCATCGACAAGTCCACTTTTTTTCTGAAACTGCATGACCGCATATTCTGTATTATTACCGAAATCACCGTCTGGATTTAAAGGCTTTCCATTTAAACCTTTATAGCCCAATTTAATTAATTGCTTTTGGATCGTAACAACAGCATCGCCCTTTGCACCAAATTTTATAATTGTCATGATGAACTCCAAATCAGTTTGGCCACATTACCTTTACTTCGCCAAATCAGAACAACAAGTAAGACAGCAAAGATGGCATCCCATAACGTAACGGGATCTTTAAAAAATAGAATATGAACACTTTGTCCAAGAAATGCCCCAATCAGAATTGTGGCCAAGATCGAATAACCTCGACGATGCCTTAGTCCTGTTGCATCAAAACAGATGATTCTGAATCCGCAAATAAGATAGGCAACAAGTGCGATACTTTGAAAGAATAGTTCCATCATGATGACCCTCCACCACGAAAAATTTTGTTAAGAATGTCCGATAGGCTTGATTGATCTACCCAAACAATAATCTTCAAAATAATGGGCAATGAGAAAATCGAAGCAATCATGCCTGCAGTTGCATCATTTGAAATAAATGAACGTGCTGTGACTTCAGGAGAAAGTAAGTAGCCAATTCCCGTTGCAAGGAGCATGGTTACTAGTCTTTGCAATGGTTTTAAATCTTTTCTAGTTGTTGCAAATAATGCTGCACCAAAAACAGCACCTAATAGCGCATTGCCATTTACAATTGGCAAAAGGGAAAGTACTGCGCCAAAGGTCACTGCTGTTGTTGCTGTAGGTTCTGCCATTTCGTTTTTAGTCCCATAGATTAATGGTTTGTTTTGTTTGTGCGGGCGTTTCTATTTCGGGCAGAATGACTTGGGTTCCCATTGGTAGAAATACCCCAAATTCTGCAAGTTTGGGATTTGCTTCCATAACCATTTCAACAACACCAGAACTACGCCCATACTCACGCCAACAGATCGAATCGATGGTGTCGTTTTGAATTGCAAAAATGGTTTTAGACATGGCTTATTCCTTACAATCCAATCTTTCTACAACCCGAATACAGCACTCATAAGTTGTTGGATTAATTCCATTACTTTGCGAAACAACTCTTGATTCCGACTGAATATCTTTAGATTGCAAATTTAAACCAAGTTCACTTGCAATCTTTTCAAGTGCAATTTGTTCTAACTCTTTTTGAGAAAAACGATACGAATGAACTCGCTCATGGGTTTCTTTAGAAGAAATATTCATTTTCATATCAACTCCACAATCGTATGGTTTTCACCCAATAACTGCTGTATAGCCCATTGCTTATTGCGACGATAATCATCAACAGTCAACTCGGCTTTTTCTGCTTTAATCACACCCGAATTAGAGCTGTCATAGTTACGATAATTTTCATTGACCTTGGCTGCTACGCCATTTCCAACTGCAGATAAATACAAGTAATCTGTATCTGGTTGATCATTGATAAAAGTTTTTGCTAAATCCGTAAGAGAAGACGCTTTTTCTTTAAGTCGGCAGATCAACCGATTGACATCAATGACTTCTTCAATAATTGTTTGTTCAAGTCTCTCGTTTGTAACGGCTCCATCGATCCGAACAATTTTTCTGATGTGATCAAGATCAATAATCGGAAAAAACGGGTCACTTTTGATTTTGATTGAACTCGGTGTCGTATTGCCATTTGCAACGAATCCCATACTGTCCCCTGCCGTTCTTTTAACTATTTAGTGCATGGGTGGGAACACTGGCTTTAATGTGTATTACTTTGTAATGACATCACCATTGTTCGCCCATGCGGTGCGTGGGCACTCTTATGTTGGAGATTTATCTCCAGCATTCTGTTCAGTATTGATTTCAGGTTTGGGCAAGCGATCTGAAAACTTATCTAAAAGCTTGTTAATTGATTTTAGATCACCCAAACCACCACATTTTTCGTCAAGATCAAATGCAACAGATAAGTAAGTTTGTGCAGACTGAGCTAAAACTAAATCTTCATGACTTGGATCATCGGTACTTTGAATTGATTTACTTAGTGATTTGCCCAAAGCGACATAAAGTTTAGCTTTTGCTTGGTTTGGCATATCCAATACTTTTGGATCTAAGTCAGGATTTAGAATCAATTGTTCAACTTGTGCTAAAACTGAAATATCGACTGGTGCATTGGTTTTGAGCTGTTTTAGAAATACTTCTGCAATCGTTTCGACAACATACGTTGCTGTATTTCGTTTAAATGCATCTGGCATGATCATATTGTGACGCAAAGCAAACTCAGTCATTTCTAATGCTTTGTTGTAATCACCCACATCGATACACCAAACCAAAATCGTCATAAAGATTTCATCTTGAATGGATTTATCTGCTTCAAGAATTCCCTCTACATAAGGCAAATATGTTGGGAGCAGACCAGATTTAAGCACCACTTTTCCAGCTGTTGACTGGATCTGTTTAAGACGCTGACGGTCATTATTCAATTGAATCATTTGTAACTCAAATGCCGTCATGTCTTGCATTTCACCAAAAGCGGCTGCTGATTCTGCAGCTGCTTTTGCACAATGCTTTTGATAATGTTCTCGAGCAAAGTTTTTCATAATTATTTACTCTGGCAAGATTTCGATTTTTTCAGCCATCGCACACAGTTCTAAATCTTCAATCATGTAATCCTCATTTGAAGATTCATAATTTTCGACACGCTTACGCTTTGCATTGTCAATAATCGTGCGACGACGAGCACTTTCTTGAACATAGATTGATAAGTTATCGAAAGTTGTTACAAGAATTGCATCTTCAGGGAAGAACGGCACAGCATAGACAGGCAAATTACCCATACGTTTTTGGCTGATGATGATGTCGGCAGCCAATTTTTCTGAATTTTCTTGATCTTTATTGACCAACGGGAAATATTTGTCTGACTGTAATTTACGGCTACAAATCACGACTAAATCAGCATTTTGATGCCATGGGGCAATAAATTCATCGGTAATGTTCATCACCAATGCATCTAAGTTTTTGAAGTCACCATTTTTACCAATAGTAATTTTTCCAACAGTAGCTCCAGATGACAAAATTCGTTGCGGGTTTTCTTCACGTTGTTTTTGTAGCCAACCTTTGTTGACATCTTGAAGCATTGGGTTAGCAACAATATCGGTTTTTGCAGCAATTTTTACACCGTTGAACCCGATCATAATACGATCCAAAGCTTGGCGTTGAACAATTACACTACGGAAACGCACATAGAAATCTTGGAATTTTGCCCATTGATCCAGCTTGCTATATTTAATATGAGTATTAAAATCAGTTTCTTGAAGCAAATATTTACGACTATCTAAAGTTGTTGGATCGTTAGTTTGGCGATCTTCAACGTCTGTGTTGGTACGCGAAGCAATTGGACCAGAAATCCCCATGCCAATTCGTTCACCAGACATTTGTTCAACAAGAAAGACATTGATAAGACCTAAGAATGCGGATGATTCTTGGATCTTCGTTTCTAACTTTTGTTGAACTGATGGCAATACATTAAATTGTGTATTAACGGTTTCAACACCATTCACTGAAGCAAGTTGCACCATTGCTGCATTATATTTTTTACGTGTATTTAAAAGCATAATAATTACTCTTTATATTTATAGCGTTGAATTAACAGTCGACAACTTCAGTGAATTTAGAATTGCCAGATTTTGGGCGCTCTTGATGATCGGGTTCACCATCCAATTTTGTTTTAAAATCTTTAAATTCATTTTTGAGCTGATTATGTTCTTCATTCAAAGTGTTGTACTTCGTTTCCAACTCAGAAACGGCTTCACCTTGCTTCGACGTTTCATCTGCAATGGTTAAAATGGCTTGTTCTTGTTCAGAAAAAGACTCATCCGCCTTTTTCTCAGCTTTGTCTTGTTTTGAAAAAAGACTTTTGATTTTGTCGTTCAAACCTTGAGCAAAAGATTGTTTTTCTTTTACTTCTTCAAATTCGAACTTAGTTTCGACTGCAACAGTAAATAAATTTTCAGGACGTAATTTTTTGGCTGCCAATGGATTAAGAGTTGCACTTGCAGCAAAAGCCAACATTTCGGTACCAAGTGATGCTGGGGAATCAGTCACAGCTAATCCAACAAGATATGCCGAGCCTTTATTTGCAAAGTTTTCGTCAACTTCAATTGATGTATAAACTTTTTGCTTTTTCTTATTGAGCTCGATCAAACTTTGAGTCGGTTCAATTTGAGCAAAAAGTGCGTCTTTTTCTTCCCCA